GTCCTTCACAGAGGTTGGGGCAGCCGGGATGAGAGCAGGGTCTGAGTGGTCGCTTGGGCATTTGCTCACCTCCTTCGGGCATAAGAAAAGCCCCACGGGATTGCTCCCATGAGGCTGTCCTCGATTCTTTTTCGCTGATTATATCATATCATAATGTCGAGGTGGGCATCTACCGACAAAGGCGGGTATTTCCGGCGTTTTTCAGATCCGAATCGGGTCGGCGGGTAAAACCACCGCCGAAAGAGCCGCCTTGTGCCATCTGCGGATGGTGCTTTCGTCTGCGTTCAGCTCTCCGCCGATCTGCTCCCAGGTCATATTGTGGATGTAGCGGTAGCGGAGAACCATCCGCTCGTTGACATTTGCAACGGTGTCCACGGTCGTGCGGATCTGCCGTTTCAAGTCAACGAGAGTATCGATCTCGCTGTTGACCACCTTTTCAAGATCCATAATCTTTTCCAGGCACCGCACGAAGGGAGCATCCGTGTTGCGAGAGGTCTGCACTTTCTCTTCCCAGGACGGAGAGGAGATGCCGCAGGCCATTTCCCGCAGGCGGGTGATCTCCGCAATGTTGGAATCGATGCGCTGGTCGAGGCGGTATGCCTGACTGAGATATTCCTTTGCCGTCATACGCCGTACACCTCCCGGTGTAGTTTTTCGATCAGCACCTCGCCGTCCAGAGAAGTAAGCGTCTGAAACCAGCCGGAGCGAAAAAATCGCTCACAATCCTTTTTGATGGATTCGGCATTCTTATCCCAGGGGTATTTCTTCAAACGGCGCAGCGCACGGCGATGGTCTTTCGCTGCCGCCAGAATAATAGCGTTTGCGAGGTTCGTATAACAGTTTTCCATTCTCATCCCTCCAAGTTGGCCTTGACTGCATCAATGAGTGCGGTCTGGGTCTTTTCTTTTTTGCGGAGCGCAGTCATGATGCGCTCGTCAATGGTGTCCTTTGCAATGATGTGGTGAATGACCACAGTATTGGCGGTCTGTCCCTGTCGCCACAGTCGGGCGTTGGTCTGCTGGTAAAGCTCCAGTGACCAGGTCAGCCCGAACCACACGAGAGTGGAGCCGCCTGCCTGCAGGTTCAGCCCATGACCGGCAGAAGCCGGGTGGATGAGTGCCACAGGCAGCTCACCGCTGTTCCATCTGCGGATGCTGTCGGAATCGTCCAGCAGACTGAACGGGATGTGCCGTTTGTGCAGCCGCCCGGAGATTCGCTCCAAGTCGTGCTTGAACCAGTACGCCACAAGGACCGGCTTGCCGTTGGCGGCTTCGATGAGATCCTCCAGCATATCCAGCTTGCGGTCGTGTATCTGAAACACACGCTTGTCCTCTCCGTAGACGGCTCCGTTTGCCATCTGGGAGAGTTTATTCGCAAGAGCCGCAGCGTTCCCTGCGTCGATTTCTTCGCCTTTCAGAGAGATAACCAGGTCTTTCTTCATGGAATCGTAGGCTGCCCGCTCTCTTTCGGATAGCGTCACAATGGCGTCATTATGAACGCATTCCGGCATAGCCAAATGGTCGACGGCTTTCATGGAGATGGTGATGTCGGAGATGGCATCGTAGATTTGTTCCTCCGCACCGGGCAGCGGCTTGTAGCTGAACACCACCTGGCCGTTGCGCTTGTCCGGGCGGAAGAAGGTGTTGCGGTAATGGGTGATGAACCGACCGAGCCGCTTTCCCATATCGAGGATGCGGAACTCTGCCCACAGGTCCATAAGACCGTTGCTGCTGGGTGTGCCGGTCAGTCCTACGATGCGCTTGACGCCGGGGCGGACTTTCAGCAGACTGCGGAACCGCTTTGCCTGGTAGGATTTGAATGAGGACAGCTCATCGATGACCACCATGTCGTAGTCGAAGGGGATGCCGCTCTCTTCAATGAGCCACTGGACATTCTCCCGGTTGATGATGTACACGCTGACCCGCTGCCGGAGTGCCGCCTTGCGCTCGGTTTCTGTGCCGACTGCCACCGAGTAGGTCAGCCCATGAAGATGATCCCACTTGTGGATCTCTGCAGGCCATGTATCTCTGGCGACACGGAGCGGTGCGATGACCAGCACCTTGCGGACCAGAAAACTATCAAGGCAGAGGTCGAAGATGGCTGAAAGCGTGATGACGCTTTTGCCGAGACCCATGTCGAGGAACACAGCCGAGATGGGATGCTCCAGGATGAAGTTCGTGGCATACGCCTGGTAGTCATGCGCCTTGTATTTCACTGAGTATCCCTCCAATCTGTTCTGGGCTATCGATGCAGTACACCGAAAAGCCGAGTGCTTCTAACTGCCTTTTTCGCCTTACCTGCAGAGGGCGGAGTGTTTTGCCCGGTGCTTTCAGCTCAATGAAGGCAATTTTGCCGCCGGGCAGGAGTACCAGACGGTCTGGTACTCCATCAAGGCCGGGGCTTATAAACTTCGGGGCAAGACCGCCTTTTGAGCGGACAGCCTGCACCAGCTTTGCTTCTATTGTTTTCTCACGCATAATGGCCTCCTGTGTTCTCAAAACCCGAAAAGTCCTTTACGCGCGCAAATGCGGGTATTGCGTGCTTGTTGCTCTTTATTCCTTCTTCTTTCGATATATAAGAAAGGTTAGGAACACAGGAACAAGACCGCCTGTTTTCTTTGGTACTTATGGGGCCGCCGCCGTTCCCATGAGGTGTTCCCGTAGATGTGCCGAGCGGGTATGCTTCTCCCCGGAACTTGTTCCGAAGGATGTCGGGTACAGTCATTTTCATTAGGAACACTCCTTGGGAACAAAGACATACTGCGGACCGTAAAGCGGGATACGCACCTTGCTGTCCAACCGCTTCCAGCCCAGGCGGGCAAGGATGGCGGTCAGCTCGTTGCTGTCCGTTCTGCGGATATTGGCACGTTCCTTGCCGAAGCACTCGCACCAAATCTCCATGTTGGACACCTGGGTGCGCTTGACCGTACCATGCTTTTGGGTATCGCCGAAGTCGCTGCCGGTGAGGAAGTTTCGGCGCTCGAAGATGTCCATGCCGTCCCAATCCTCCGGGAGCAACGTGTCGAGATACAGACGGACAAGCCCTTCACGCTCGTCGGACTCCATTGCCTCCCGCTGTTCTGCCTTCGACAGGGCTTCCAATTCGGCGCTCAGATAGAGCTTCTCGCCCTGTTTCACATACACAAGCGTTTCCGCCCAGATCTGGCAGATGAGCTCCGGGGTCAGATCCCAGGAGTGCTTGATGCCCGTACCCGGTGTCTTGACCGGCCAGAAGCGGCGGTTTCCGGTGGTGTCCCGCAGATAGCCGGACTCGGCGTTGGTGGTGCCGAAGAACACGCACTGGCGCAGATGCGGCGTGGCTCTCTTTCCAAAAGCAGCACGGTATATATCGTTCTGTCGGGAGAGGAAGGAGCGCAGCGTCTCCACCTCGGCCTTTTTCAGACCCGCCAGTTCGCCAATCTCTAAGATCCAGTACCCCTGCAATTTCTCAGCAGCGGTCTTGTCCTTGGTGTCGCCCAGGTTCAGACTGTCCGAAAACCACTCTCCAGCCAGCTTGGCGATAAGGGTGCTTTTACCGACACCCTGGGGACCGTTCAGCACCAGCATGGAGTCAAACTTGCAGCCGGGATACAGCACCCGCTTGATGGCGGCGCAGAGGGTCTTCCGGGTGACGGCACGGACATACTCGTTATCGTCCGCACCGAGGTAGTCGATGAGCAGCGTGTCCACACGGGGAACGTTGTCCCACTCCGGCAAATTCTCAATGAACTCCCGGATGGGATGGTAGGAGCGGTCGTCTGTGACCTTCGCCACGGCAATGTCATAGTTTCGAGCGGAGAAGGTGCCGTAGTGGGAATCCACATAGCTGATGAGCTGCGCATCGTCCGCATCCCGCCAGAATTTCGAAGGATGCCGCCAAGGCACATCGCCCTTGATCTCCATGCCGTCCAGAAGCTGATTGAACACCAGCGGTTTCAGAAGCGGATCATTCATGAGGATAACGGTGAGGTTCTGCAGCGTGTTTTTTACCTTGCCGGCCTTGTCCAGCTCCAGGGCTTTCTGCCAGTCCTCATCGGAGAACTCCTCGTTTGCCTGGGCTTTGCGTTCCTCGGCAAAAACCGCCTTGACCTTCTCGTCTTTAAGGGCAAAGTCCGACATCGCCCGGAAGGACGGCAGCTTGCCGGGCGCGGTGTCCGGGGCGCACTTATCGTCCAGGTCACGGAAACGATGCAGGCGCACCAGGTCAAAGGCATTCAGCAGTCGACCGCAGACCGGATCTGTGGCGTGGTGGCTGTATGCGAACTTGCCATCGTAGACGATGACACCGGCAGAGGAATCGGCGGGGATATAGTCGTAGCGACCGTTCATGGCAGACGGCGCATACACATCCGAGAGAAAGGTGTCGATGGCTTCCTCCACGGTATAAGCACGGCAGAAAGCACCCACCACACCCGGTTTCGTCAGCGGATCGGACTGCTGGGCGATGCTGTGCTGCACCACCTCGGATTGGCGGCTGGACACCGGCCAGGTAGAGGCATCATGCCAATCATCGTAGCGGGAAAGGTATTCGTCCGGGTCAAGCTCTGCGCCGTCCTGCACCTTGTAGAAAAACTCGCCGTTTGAGGAGGTGGAAGGCCAGTACATGAGTCGGGATGCCTCGTAGGTGGTATCGTCAAAGAGGTCGATGCCAATCTCCTTTGCCACCATGCGGGCGACTGCCGGGTATTCTTCCTCGCTGATCTCCCGTTTCAGCGGAATGAGCAAGCGAAGGCGGGGATGCTCCGGCGTGTGTTTGTGGGTGGAATAGACGCAGCACTTGAAGTCGTGGAACAGCGTAATTTCGTCCCAGATGTCCGGGGTGCCGAAGTCCATATCCAAGGTGAGCAGAGAGCGGCACAGCACCATGCCGTTTTTGCGGCGACCTTCCCGGAGATGCCCTCCGACGAAGCCGCCCACATCCTTGATGCCGTCCTGCTGACCCTTTTTCAGCTTACGGTATTCCTCGACCGTTTCGGTGGTGCGGATGGTGCTGCCGCAGCGGGCGCAGAGATCCGCCCAGGAGATGTCCTGGTTCTTCCACTTCTTGTCCATGCGGCTGTTGCCGACTGCGATCTTCATCTGCGTACCTCCTCACAGCTTTCGGTAAAGTAGCGGATAAGCTGACCTTTTCGTTTTGCTTTCTCGATCTCAATGCTCATGCCGCTGGTGATTTTCTCTCCGAACACCCACAGCTCGGCGCATTTGGAGAGCAGGACGATGTCCATAAACAGCGCCAGATCACGCTCTTTGCGGTCGTTATCATTCATGAATTGGGTAAAATAGATGTGCGGCGCAATGGGGACGCACCCGGCATTCACGGCGAAGCGGCAGTAAGTACGGGCGTTCTCCTGGTTCTTCACCATGTTTCCGGCCAGCGGAGAGCAGATATACACCACAGGACGGAAGGCTCGGAGTGCCTTGGCTTCTTTCTCAATTTTTGTGAGTGCCTCATACGCCGTAGGGTCGTAGTAGCCTTCAGAATTGCGCATATTAACGCCCATCATCGACACCGCCTTTCCTTCCGCCGTAGTAGGTATCGATGAGATCCTGACGATCCAATGCGATCAGTCGATCCATGACGGCCTTTTTCTCTTTTTCATTCTGTTCGGCAGTCTTGAAGAACGGACACGTTTTGTTGCCAAAATCACTGGTTCTCAAAGCACGGCAGAAACCTTCTTTATTGCTGGCACAGCGATGGTGGGGACAAACAATGTTCTTTCCCTGCCGCCTGTTTTCACGCTGGCGATCACGATTTTTCATAGGGTTGACCTCCTAATCCTTTTTATAAAAATCGCAGACATAGCCGTCTGCCCGGAGCAGAAGCCCCGATGCCCAAGCGGGCGTTTGCCCCATGACGGAGCAGATATTCTCCAAAGAGGTATCCGGCGGTGCTTCGATGACCGCCTCATCGTGGACGTGCATGACGATGCGGTACCCGGCAGCATTCAGCCGGAGCATGGCTTCCGCGAGAATGTCCCTTGACGTTGCCTGGACGATGTTCTCCACGAACTTGGGACCGTAGCTTTCCAGACGCAGCCACTTTTTCTGTTCGCCGACCCCTTCATAGGTCACGGACTCGTTGCCGAAGCGGTTCAGACCCATCTTCGGCTTCACATACACCAGCCGTCTGCCGGAAGGCAGCACCACGAACATCATGCCGCTTTGGTAGTAGAAGCGAATACCGTGCGTTTCGGTGGCAGTCCGCTCTCGGACGCAGATGGAAGCCGCCTTGTCCACATCCCACCAGAATTTTGTGATGTGGGGATTGGACAGACGCCAGGCATCCACCAGCGGTTTCAGTTCTTCTTCCTGCAAGCCGTAGTTCAGTGCGCCCATTGCTTTCAACGCTCCAACAGAGCCGCCATAGCCCAGAGCTAATTCGGCGATTTTGCCTTTCTGCCGCAGGTGTCCGTTCACGCCGTGCTTTTCTACGGGGACATGGAACATCTGCGAAGCGGAAGCGCAGTAAATGTCGCCACCCTTTGCAAAAACATCCTGCCGCCAATGCTCCCCAGCGATCCATGCTATGACCCTCGCCTCGATGGCTGAGAAGTCTGCCACATAAAAGCGACAACCGGGTTTCGGCACAAAGGCGGTGCGGATAAGCTCGGACAGTACCAGCGGCACGGAGTCGTAGAGCATTTCCACGGCATCCGTATTGCCACTGCGGACCAGTGCCCGTGCGGTGTCCAGATCCGGCAGATGGTTCTGCGGCAGGTTCTGCACCTGGACGAGCCGACCGGCATAGCGTCCGGTGCGGTTGGCCCCGTAAAACTGGATCAGTCCTCTGGCACGGTTATCCGAGCCGACCACCGTCTGCATGGCGGTGTATTTCTTGACGCTGCTCTTTGCAAGTTCCTGTCGAAGGGAGAGGGCAAGCTCCACCTCGCCGTCCGCCTTTTCGAGCATATCTGCCACGGCGGCTTTGGAGAGTGAATCCGCCTCCACGCCTTTTTCCGCCAGCCATGCTTTGAGCTGTACCGGGCTGTTTGGATTATCCAAGCCGGTCACCGAGCGGGCCTGCTCCATGTGCGTCCGCTTGAATTGTTCATCGCAGCGGATAGCATTGGTCACGAGGGTGCGGTCAAGCATAATGCCACGGTCGTTGATCTGCTGATCGAGGGTGTAGTTGCGCCACTCGGATTCCGTGACCGGGAACTTGGAGAGCTTCTGCTGAATGGACATTTCGGTTTCCACATCTCGAAGGTTGTAGGCTTTGAACAGCGACCATTTCTCCGGCGCATCTGTCGGAAAATGTCGAATAAGCGAGCCGTCTCTTGCTTTTGCCGGGGCGCAGAAATAACGGATAAGGTCTTTGCCTTCTTTGAGCTTCTGCTTTTCGAGGCCCAGCACAGCACCGACGCCTTCCAGTGAAAGCGGCAGTCCCAGCGTTGCTGCCCAGACCATCGTGCAGTGCCAGGAGGCTGGGGCAAGGTATTGCCCGGTCGGGTATCCGAGATAGCGGGACAGACACACACGCTCGAATTGTGCGTTGAACGCCCATTTGGTCACGGCGGGATCGGTCAGCGCAGAGCGGACATCGGCGGGAAGCGTTTCTCCGGCAGTCAGATCCACGACCTTCACCGGTGCACCGTCCGCCGAATAGCCGAAAAGCAGCACCTCGAAGTCCGGGGCTTCGGCATAGCGGTACACACCGCACTTCGCCAGATTTGCCGAAGAATAGGTTTCCAAGTCCAAGGAAAGCGTTCTTATTTGAGCCATTTGAAAGTCCTCCCGCATTTTACGGCACTGATGGTTGCTTGAGAAACGCCATAGATAGCAGCAAGCTCTGAGCCTTTTATTCCACAGAAAAGGCTGAACCTTATTGCATTGACGTCCTCAATACTCAACTTGCGCCACACGCCACCTTGGTGATATACATCGAGAATGTTTTCGGTTCTTGTGCCGTAGCGAAGGTTTGACAGCCGGTTGTCTGTCGGAACACCATTGATATGCAATATTTCTGTACCGATTGGCGGCGAACCGACGAAGGTAAGCATAATAAGCTGGTGAACAGGTGTACCTACCGCCTTATGGCCTAATACGACAGAAATATGTCCTGATTTGCAATATTGCCCAGGTTTCAACACGCGTCCTTGCATAGTTCTATAGCACTCTTTCCCAAAGCGTGATTTTCCGGTGCGAACCTTGTGAGACACACTTCTAATACGGCCGAGAGTGCTTGCCTGATATCTGCCCTCATATCCGGGGATATCTTTCCATTGTTCTTGCATTACAAACTCCTTCCTACGGAATATGGGTGGCAGAGGTCGATGTCTGCCACCCACAGAGCCGTCTGGGGTTACTTCAATTCCTTCATGCGCTTCTCGTGGTATTCCAGGTCACGGGAAGCCTGTTCCTTCTCACGCTTTTCACGCTTGTGGTCATTGCTGATGCCCTGCACCAACCAAACGAAGAAGCCGATGCTGAGGCAGGCCCAGATGCCAAGGAGGGCGGTTACCAGGATGTTCTGAATCAGTTCCATTGTGTTGCACTCCTTTCTCAGGACAGGAAGTCGTCGTCCAGGTCGGTGGCGAAATCGTCAGCCGCAGAGGACTTACCGCCGAGAGGCTCACCGTCACGAACCTTCTGGATGTTGCCGAGGCCACAGGCGATGCCGCGGTTGCCGTTGGAATTGAAGGCGTAGAAGTTGACAGACACTCTGGCGTAGCAGCCGGAATACACCTCGGAGCGGTCAAGGATCGGCTGGACGCTGCGGTCCACGATCTGGGGAGCGGTGGTGCTGTTGGCGTTTACGAAGAAGCTGTTCTTGTAGGCTTCATCGTCACGCTCGGTATCGCCGTCACGGAGCGGGAGCTTCAGAGCCGCCTTGTTGGGAATCTTCCCGCCGAACTTGGCGATGCCCTCCTTGATGGCAGCGTCCACGGCGGCGTTGATGGCGTCGAGGGTCTGCTTGTCGGATTTTGGGATAATGAGGGATACGGAATACTTGGGGTTGCTGCCGTTGATGGAGGCAGGCTCCCACACATTTGCATAGGACAGGCGGACAACGCCGGTCACAACTTTGGTCGAATTCATCTTGTTAGCCATAATTACAGTTCTCCTTTATAGTCGGTAAAGTCTTGTTTTGCACCCGTGGTCGTAATAGCCGGACGACGGTCGGATGCGGGAACGAGCGTCGGCTTTCCTTTGGGCTTGATGACCAGACTGCCGAGTACCTCGGCAAAGGTCTTTTTGCCCATGAGCTTCTCCATCTCGGTGATGGGGATAAGAGATTTCTTGAAGATGTCGGTATACCCGGCCGCACGGGCAGCAGCGACAACGGCATCCTCGTCGGTGTACTTGCGATTGGTGCGGCTCTCCACCAGCTTGTAGCCGGACCACTGTTTTCCGTGGTTGACCGCTGCGTCCTGGGCGTAGGCCATGAGCTCATTCGCCCATTTGGTGAGATCATCCAGCTTGCCGAGAATGTCGCCGATCTCCGCA